GCATTCCTTTAAACACTGACAGTACATTAAAAGGACAAACAATATTTTTGGCTGAAAGATGCAGCGAATTAATTGCAAAAAACGTTATAACTGACCGTACTATCATAGATGTGATAGCTTTTACGCTTAATGCTAATTCCATTGATAAAACGGATAAATTGGCGTTTGAATATTATGCCTCACGCTTTGTTGAAGAGTATGATTGGATATTTTATGTCAGTCCTGCTGGAATAAACATTGAAGATAATGGTGTGCGCACAATAGATGTTGACTATCGAAATCAAATTGATCAAACCATTAAACATTTATGTTCATCTAATTTAGACAAAATTACCAATTTTGGAATTATATCTGGTTCTAATGAAGATAGACTGAAGCAGATTAAGTTTTATTTAAATATGTAATATTTATAACAAAAATTTAACATGAAACGTAAAGAATTATACGAGTATATCCGTGAAGAAATTATAAATGAATTATCAGTGAATGAAGATATGGCTGCTGATGTAGCAGCACAAACTGCTGAAAAAGTAGCTATAGATAAAAAAATAGTAGCTTTAAACAAGAAAAAAAGTGAATTAAGTAAACCTGAATCTTCATTAGCTGAAGCTGAACTTGAAGAAATGGCTCGTAAAGCTAACAATCTTAAAGTAGGTGATCAAGATAAATTTACAGCGGCTAAAAACTTATATGCAAACAGTTGGATTGGTGAATTATTGAACGCAGTAGAAGAAGCAGGAGAAGAAGGCATTTCAATCAAATCATTAACTGAAAAGGTAGGAAAAAAAGCATCTGCAAACATAAATCCTCTAATTCAAGAACTTAAAAGTATAGGAGCTATAGCTTCAACTAGAACTACAGAAGAACCTGAAGTAGAAGAACCTGAAGTAGAAGAGCCAGAAACTACAACTCCAGAATCAGATTTCTTTATAACAGACACAGATGATGAAGATAAAGAAGAGGAAGAAAAAGAACCAACTGACAGTGATGAAGATGAAGACAATAAAGCATATAAAGGAGCTAAAAAAGTTGACGACAAAGAAACTAAAAAATCTGATGAAAAAATCATTAAGAAAAATAAAAATAAAGAATTAGTTGACACAATTATAGGAAAAATAAAGAAGTTAAAAGGAGATGAAAAAGTAAAGAAAATAGCAGCTTTAAAATCTTTTATAAACAATAAAGATAACGGTTTTTCAACTTCTGAAAAGGACGCTATACTTAAACGTCTTTAATTAATAAAAAAAAATGAACTGGTCTGAAAATAAAAACAAATTTTATTTCATAATCATTGTCATATTGGTTATTGTAATTTTATTGCAAAAATGTGGGGGTAGTAAAAATACCACCACATCTTCTAACAATGATACTATAACAACAATAGACACTGTTTATCATACTGTTACTAAAGAAGTTGCAACATACATTCCAAAATACACAACTAAAATAAAATACATTCATGATGTAACATCAACAATAGACACAGTATTTGTTGTAAATGACTACAATTCAAAATATGTTTACAATGATTCACTTAAAAATGACACATTAAGTCTTTACATAAATGACATAATATTTAAAAATAAACTACTGTCTAGAAACATAAAATACACTATAAAATTTCCTACAGTAACTATAAACAACACAGTTATTAAAAATAAAAATGAGTTTTACACAGGTATAGGATTAGTAGGAAGCAACACAGGTATAAATTATTTTGGACCTGAATTTTTATTAAGAACTAAAAAGAAAAGTGTTTATGGATTAGGTGTAGGCGTAAATGGAAATTTACAACCTAATATAAGCTTAAGAATATATTGGAAAATAGGAAAAAAATAAATGTCGCAAGAATTAAAAGCCATAATAAGAGAAGAATACATTAAATGTGTGCAGGATCCTTCCCACTTCATGCGCAAGTACTGTAACATTCAACATCCTCAACGTGGACGTATTATTTTTAATTTATATCCATTTCAATCTAAAGTGCTAAACTTATGGCAAAACAATCCATTTTCAATAGTTTTAAAATCTAGACAGTTAGGCATTTCAACATTAGCAGCAGGATATTCTTTATGGCTAATGCTTTTCCACAAAGACAAAAACATTTTATGTATAGCTACCAAGCAGGACACAGCTAAAAACATGGTAACTAAAACAAAGTTCATGTTTGACAATTTACCTTCTTGGCTTAAAGTACCAGCAGATGAAAACAACAAGTTAACTTTAAAATTAAACAACGGCTCTCAAATTAAAGCAACTTCAGCAGCAAGTGATGCTGGTCGATCTGAAGCTGTGTCTTTACTAATTATAGATGAGGCAGCCTTTATTGAAAATATAGAACCAATTTGGGCTTCAGCACAACAAACCTTAGCAACAGGTGGAGGAGCAATTGTATTGTCAACTCCATTTGGCACAGGTAATTGGTTTCATAAAACTTGGGTTAGAGCAGAATCTAATGAAAATGACAGCTTTTTACCAATTAAATTGCCTTGGTATGTTCATCCTGAACGAGATCAAGCTTGGAGAGACAAACAAGATGTTGAATTAGGAGATCCTAGACTAGCAGCACAAGAGTGTGACTGTGACTTTTCTACATCTGGAGACATTGTTTTTTATCCTGAACATTTAGAATATTACTTAGCCACTCATGTAGTAGAACCTATGGAAAGGAGAGGAGTAGATAAAAATTTATGGATATGGGAATCACCAGACTATTCAAGAAATTACATGGTGGTAGCAGATGTGGCTAGAGGAGATGGAAAAGACTATTCAGCCTTTCACATATTTGACTTAGAAACAAATGCTCAAGTAGCTGAATATAAAAGTCAATTGTCACCAAAAGAATTTGGTTACATGTTGGTAGGCATTGCTACAGAATACAATGAAGCATTGTTAGTAGTAGAAAATAACAACATAGGTTGGGCTACATTAGACGCAATTCAAGAAAGAGAATATAGAAATTTATACTTTTCACCTAAAAGTAATGTTATAACAGCTGATTCATATTTTACTAAATATGAAAATAATGCCAGCATGATTCCTGGTTTTACAATGTCTTTAAGAACACGTCCTTTAGCCATTAACAAAGGAAGAGAATATTTAGGAGATCATAGTGTCATTATTCGTTCAAAACGTTTAATAGAAGAAATGAAAATATTCATTTGGAAAAATGGAAGAGCAGAAGCACAGTCAGGATACAATGATGATTTAATTATGTCTTTTAACATTGCTATGTTTGTTAGAGACACAGCATTAAAATATAAACAACAAGGAATAGAATTAACTAAAGCAACATTAAACGGCATTCAAAGACCAGCTGACTATCAAGGAGCATATTTTGCTTCTGGAGTAGATAATCCATATGCTTTTAAAGTAAATGGAGAAAGTGAAGACATTAGTTGGTTACTTGACTAAATAAAAACAAAAACTATGGCAGACACCAGTGTATTTACCAGACTAAAAAGACTATTTTCAACGGATGTTATCATACGTAATGAAGGTGGCAATCAAATTAAAGTAATTGACATTGACTCAATTCAAAGAAGTGGAAAATATGAAACAAATTCTTTAATTGATAGATACAATAGAATTTACTCATCTAACAGCAGCACTTCACTTTTTGGACAACAACTAAACGCTAACTATCAATATTTAAGAACCCAATTATACTCAGACTATGATGTTATGGACACAGATGCTATCATTGCCTCTGCTTTAGACATTGTGTCTGATGAATGTTCTTTAAAAAGTGAAATGGGTGAAGTGTTGCAAATTCGCAGTTCAGATGAGGATGTTCAAAAAATATTGTATAATTTGTTTTATGATGTTTTAAACATTGAATTTAACTTATGGTCTTGGGTTAGACAAATGTGTAAATATGGAGATTTCTTTTTAAAATTAGAAATTTCTGAAAAATTTGGGGTGTATAATATTATACCATATAATGCCTATCACATTGAACGTCAAGAAGGATATGACACAGAAAATCCATCAGCAATAAGATTTAAATTTAACATGGATGGTTACGCTAATGGAGGAACATATTCTGCTCCAAATCAAACAAATAAAGATGCAGCAGGAATATATTTTGACAACTATGAAATGTCTCATTTTAGATTACTAACAGATGTAAATTATTTACCTTATGGTCGTTCATACATTGAACCAGCTCGTAAATTATTCAAGCAATATTCATTGATGGAAGATGCTATGTTAATTCATAGAATATCTAGAGCTCCTGAAAAACGTATTTTTTACATTAATGTTGGTGCTATTCCTCCTAATGAAGTAGAAAACTTTATGAAGAAGACAATTAGCACAATGAAAAAAACTCCTTACATTGATCAAAATACAGGTGAATATAACTTAAAATACAACATGCAAAACATGTTGGAAGATTTTTACATTCCAATTAGAGGAAATGACACATCAACAAAAATAGAAACTACCAAAGGTTTAGACTACACAGGAATGGAAGATGTAGTTTACTTAAGAGATAAATTGTTTGCTGCTCTTAAAGTTCCTAAAGCTTTTATGGGGTATGAGAAAGATTTATCAGGTAAAGCAACATTAGCTGCTGAGGACATTCGATTTGCTCGCACAATTGATAGACTACAACGCATTATATTGTCTGAATTGCAAAAAATAGCATTAGTACATTTATACACTCAGGGATATAGAGGCGAAACATTAACTAATTTTGAACTTTCACTAACTACTCCATCTATTATATATGATCAAGAAAGGATTGCATTAATGAAGGAGAAAGTTTCATTAGCTAAAGAAATTATGGATGCCCAATTGTTACCTACAGATTGGATTTACCATAACATTTTCCACTTTAGTGAAGATCAATTTGATGAGTACAGAGAACTTATTAACCAAGATGCTAAACGTAAATTTAGACTAGGTCAATTAACTGAAGAAGGAAATGATCCATTAGAAACCGGCAAATCTTACGGCACACCACATGATTTAGCTTCACTATATGGTAAATCTCGCCTAACATCTGATCCAGGAAATGTGCCTAGCGGTTACAATGAAAATATACCATTAGGCCGACCTAAGGAAAAAGCGTCAAATATCAACACACAACAAAATGTATTTGG